AAAGATAACAACAGCAACAGGAATTAAAAAAGTAGTAGATACTGTTTCAAAAGTAACAGGAAAAGATTGTGGATGTGCTAAAAGAAAAGAAGCACTAAACAATCCTAACCTACTTGTAAATAAAATGTTTAACAATAAAAAATAAAAAAATGAAAAAAGTAGCTAAGGTAACAAAGAAAACAGCTTTTGATATTAAGGAAGCGAGTAATCAAAAATTAACGGCAAGTGCAAGAAACAACTATGCGAAAAACGCACAGGCAGCTATGAAAAATACTAAAAAAAAATAAGTTATGCCAAATTTAAAACTTCAGGTAAGTAGAGCATTAAAGGTTATACCTTCACCGAATACAAATATCCCAATGCCTAATGTTATTGTAACTAGTACAGCAACAACAACTACTGCAAATAAACTTGTAGATTCAACAAAGAATTTTACTTCACTTGGTACTAACCCATTAAATGTCCAAGTTGGTGACATTGTATACAATACTACAAGTTCAACAGCAGCAACGGTTACAAATGTAGACACTGCTACGCAGTTGTCTTTAAACGCAAACATAATGACAGCAACAAATGCTTATACATTATATTCAGGTACAAATACAGCCGGCTCAGTTGAGCCATGTGTATTATATGTTGGTGTAGGAGGAACGCTTAATGTTACTACTGCAGGAGATGACGTTGTAAATTTTGTTGGAATAGCATCAGGTACTTTTTTACCTGTACAAGTAATAAGAGTAAATTCAGTTGTAACTGCTACAGATATTATTGCTCTTTGGTAAATGATACAGATAGGCATAAACATAGCTGTAAAGGGAGCACAAACATCAGGTACATCTGCACCTGTTAACACGGTTTCACCTGTAATATCAGGTAATACAACTATAGGTTCTACTCTCACTCTTACAAGTGTAGGCTCATATACAGGTACAGCCCCAATTACATACGCCTATCAATGGTATAGAGGAGTAACAGCGATTGTAGGTCAAACATCTACAACTTATATTACTCAGGTAGCAGATGTAGGGTTACAGGTGATTTGTCAAGTACAGGCAAGTAATGCCTATGGTTCAGCTTTTGCATCTAGCAATTATATTATACCTGTTGCACTATTCACTACTACATGGACTACTACAGCTCCAAATCAAACTATTACTTTACCTTATTTACCTACAGGAATTTACTCAGGAACTATTAATTGGGGAGATAGCACGACAAGTGTTAATAATGGTACTGTAACTACTCACACCTACGCAACAGCAGGAACTTATACTGTAGTAATAAATGGAAATTGTGATGGGTGGAATTTTGACCAAATAGGTGGAAGTGGATTTATTACATCAGTAGAATGGTGGGGACAGTTGAAATTAACAGTAGGAGGTGCATATAACTTAGGAGGTTATTTTGGAAACTGTTCTAACTTAGACCTATCTACAGTATCTGATGTCCTTGATTTAATAGGAGTAACTGATATGTCTCAAATGTTTATAAATTGCACATCCCTCACGACCATCAGTAGAATTAATGAATGGGATACCTCAGCAGTTCAATATATGAGTACTATGTTTTATGGTTGCACTGCATTTAATCAACCATTAAGTTTTAACACAGCAGCAGTTAATGATATGAGTTTTATGTTTGCTAATTGCACTGCATTTAACCAAGCATTGACATTTAACACTTCAGCAGTTACGGATATGAATGGAATGTTTAATAGTTGCACTGCATTTAATCAACCCTTAAGTTTTAACACAGCAGTAGTTACGGATATGAATGCAATGTTTAATAGTTGCTCGGCATTTAATAGTGTATTAACATTTACAAGTACATCAGCAGTTACGGATATGAGTACTATGTTTAGTAATTGTACTTCATTCAATCAACCCTTAACATTTAACACAGCAGCAGTAACTGATATGAATAGTATGTTTAATAGTTGCACTGCATTTAATCAACCCTTAACATTTAATACATCAGCAGTTACGGATATGAATAATATGTTTAATAGTTGCTCGGCATTTAATAGTGTATTAACATTTACAAGTACATCAGCAGTTACGGATATGAATGGAATGTTTTATGCTTGTGGAGTATTTAACCAAGCATTGACATTTAACACATCAGCAGTTACGAATATGAATGCAATGTTTTTTAATTGTACTGCATTTAACAAACCTTTATCATTTAACACATCAGCAGTTGATAATATGAGTTATATGTTTAGTGGTGCTAACTCATTTAATCAAGATATAGGTGCTTGGAATGTATCAAGCCTTGCTAATGCAGAAGATTTTATGGACACTAAAACGCCTGCAACATTCTCAACAGCTAACTTAGATGCTATCTATAATGGTTGGAGTACAACAGCAGGAATAATATTGGCGGTAAATATATCTTTTGGAAGTGCTCAATATACATCAGCAAGTGCATCAGCTAAAGCAACATTAACCACAACTTATTCTTGGTTTATAACTGACGGAGGATTGGCTAGTGCTCCATTCACATCAACATGGCTTGTAACAGCAGGAGAAACTATAACTTTACCATATGAAGCAGCAGGTACATACTCAGGCACTATTAATTGGGGAGACAGCACGACAAGTGTGAATAGTTACGCTAACAGAACACATACCTATGCAACAGCAGGTACTAAAACTATTTCAATTACAGATACAACAACAGGCTTCAGATTTAACAATACAGGAAGCAAACTTAACATAAGAACAATTACCAATTGGGGAACTTTGAGATTAGGGAATAATAATGGTTATTTTTATGGTTGCACAAACTTAACTTTAACTACAGTCGTAGGAACATTAGATTTGACGGGTACAACAAATATGTCAAGTATGTTTAATGGTTGTAGTTCACTTACAACTATAAATGGTATTAATTCTTGGAATACAGCAAGTGTAACAAGTATGACTCAGATGTTTAGTGGTTGTTCAAGTATTTCACAACCATTATCTTTTAATACAGCAGCAGTTACGGATATGAATAGTATGTTTTTTGGTTGTACGTCATTTAATAATACAATAACATTTAATACAGGATTAGTTACAGCTATGAGCAATATGTTTCAAAATTGTACAGCATTAAATAGTTCAATATCATTTACAAGTACAGCAAATGTAACAAGCATGTATGCTATGTTTTATAATTGTACTAACTTTAATCAACCATTAACATTTAATACTGTATCAGTTACAAATATGGGTTACATGTTTGGTCAATGTGCATTTAATCAAAACATAGGTTCTTGGAACGTGGCTAATGTTACAGATTTTGTAGGATTTATGGCAAATAAAACACCTGCAACATTCTCAACTACCAACTTAGATGCAATATATAATGGTTGGGTAACAGTACAATCAAGTAGAACAATATCATTTGGCACAGCTAAATATTCAGCAGCAGGAGTAGCAGGAAGGGCTTATTTAACAGGAACAAAATTATGGACAATAACAGATGGAGGACTTTAACATGAGATACTATATAGTTTACAACAATGACAAGGTAATATTCTATTATGACGAATTAATAGAAGACCAATTCTTAGCAACAGGACTTGACAACACATTTATAACTGAAGATAAGCAGGAGTGGATAGATAAGTTAAAGAATGACTTTAACGTTGATTATACGGAAGAAGAAATTCCTGCTATACCTACAAATACAGAAGAAAATGAAGTCTAATATTTTAGCATCACTTTATTTTATAGCGGGTTATATAACCTCGTTATTTATGATGTACCAAGGTAAAGAATACTACATTGTTTTTGGTGGTATAACATTATTTTTTTACTTAACCTTTAGCTTAACTCAAGCTCTTGAAGAACTAGACTTATGAAAACACAACTATCCCTACTATTAATATCTATACAACAAGAACTATTGACACTTATATCTATATGCCTTGCATTCTTTATACCAATAAGTGGTATTTTAATAATGATTGGAGTGCTAATATGTATTGATACTTTTACAGGGATTTGGAAAGCAAATAAATTAGAAGATAAAATTACTAGTAGAAAGCTATCTGCTATAATTAGTAAGTTGGCACTCTATGAAGTTACTGTGATTATGTTTTTTTTAATAGACCAATTCATACTAAATGATATTATTCTAACATTTTTTAGCGTGCCATTTATGCTCACTAAAGTAGTAGCATTGGTATTGGCGAGTATAGAAGTAATGTCTATTAATGAGAACTACAAAGTAGTAAAAGGAATAGACCTATGGCAGTCAATGAAACTATTATTTGCTAGGGCTAAGGATATCAAAGACGATATAAATAAAATTAAATGACAACGCAACAGGCAATAAAAAAATACGGTGCAGCTAACGTAACAGGAGCAGGTTATTTAGTGAAGATTAAACTACCTTATCCAATGCGTATTGCTTGGGACTTGGATAGCTCAGTCAATACTATGATGTGTCATAAACTAGTAGCTGATAATTTTACATCTGTATTTAATGAACTACTTACTACATATGGATACGATAAAATAAAGGAGTTGGGAATAGATTTATTTGGTGGTTGTTTTAACTACAGGAAGATGAGAGGCGGAAATGCTTTGTCCATGCATTCTTGGGGAATAGCAATTGACTTAGACCCTGCAAGAAATCTACTCAAAGAGTCGTCAAAGACTGCAAGATTCGCTAGACCTGAATACAAGGCTATGATAGATATTTTTTACAAGCATGGGTTTATATCTTTAGGTAGAGAAAAAAATTACGACTACATGCATTTTGAAATAAAAGAGTAATGGCAAAAATAAAATTAGAGACAACAAAAAAGGTTAAGCCTAAAGTTAAACGTACAAACGTACACGCAAAAAGCAAGACTTCTAAATTAAAGTCAAGTAAAAATTACAAGAAAATTTATTCAAGACAAGGAAAATGAGAAATGATTTAGCAGGCACAAAGACAGGAAAGTCAAAGACAGCAAAGTATTATCAAGAACATCCTGAAGCAAGAAAAAAAAAGGTGAAGTATGACATGAAGTATCATGACACCGAAGAGCGTAGAAAATACCGAAGAGATTTAGAGCGTACTAATAGAAAAAATGGTACAAGTGGCAACCACGATGGTATCGACAATGCACATGTTTCTAAAAATAAAACAGTACCTCAATCACAATCTAAAAATAGAAGTGATAAATCAAATAATTTCTTTAAAAAATAAAACATGTTTAGAATATTTGCATTATTATTTGTGCTATATGGTTGCTCTGCGCAATACCATTTAAATAAAGCCATTAAGAAAGGCTATGCCTGTGAACAAACAGGAGATACCATAAGAATAACAACATTAGATAGCATACCTGTTATTGTCAATGACACTATAGTATGGGAAAAATTTATAACTACTAAAGATACTATTATTAAGTACAATACTGTTTATGTTCCTAAGACTAGGCAGGAGAAGAGAATAGAGTATAAACTAAAGGTCAAAACTATATACAAAGATAGGATAGTTGAGAAGGCACAGGCTAAAGCGGAAGGTAAAAAAAATCAACCAAAAAGAAATTTCTTTTGGCTTGGAGTTTTAGTAGGGGTGTTGCTTTCAATTATTATTTCCTTACTTTGGAAAATATTTGTTAAAAAAGCATTACATTTGTAACTAACTTAAATTAAACAAAATGAAAAAAGTAGAAAACAATGATATCCAAGATATTATATTTGCAACAGAAGAAGAATTAAAAAACATTAAAGAAATGAATACTGATTTTTCTAAAGCTAAAATGAATCTTGGTGACTTAGAATTACAGAAGCAAAGCTTAATAAAATACATAGATAGTATTAAAGATACTTTCTCAAAACACGAAAAGATACTAATGGAAAAGTACGGCGAAGATGCTGTAATAAACATTGAGACAGGAGAAATAACAAAAAAACAATAGGGCAAAATGGCAAAAATAAGTACATATGTTAT